AGTATTCTTGGGAACACCAAGATATGCAAACATTGGTTTGACAATCAACTTCTAATTTTGAGGGGGTCTTAACGGGCCCCCAAAAAATACTTGACATTTACACAATTTATTATTATATTTATTAACGGAATCTTACAACCAAAAGGAGTTATACTTGTATCAAAATATCTGGTTTGACATAAAAAAGAATACAATGAATGTTTGGGACGACCAAAAGGGACATTTACAAATACCATATAGAAAGTATGCTTATGTAAAAGATTCTTCTGGTCAGTATATTAGTTTATATGGGGAGAGATTAAAGAAAGTTAGTTCATACGACAAAGACGACCCAACACTTCACGAATCAGATGTTCCACCAATGACAAGATTTTTAGTTGACCAATATGGAGATTCAGATGAATCATCAGTAGGACACAAAGTTGTATTTTTTGATATTGAAGTAGAGGTAACAGAAGGTTTTCCGGATGTTCAAAAAGCGTATAATCCCATTACATCTATTGCGTTGTATGATACTACAACAGAAAAGTATTTCACTTATTGTTTTGACCCACACAAAAGAATCGAAAGTTATGAAAGGGGAGATGAAGTTGTAGAGTTCTATGAAACTGAATACGAAATGTTAACTAAGTTTTTCCAGAAGTATTTAGAAATTAGACCAACAATATTAAGTGGTTGGAATTCAGAGTTCTTTGATATTCCTTATCTATATAATAGAGCGGTTAGAGTATTGGGACCAGAAGTAGCAAATTTATTATCACCAATATCAAAAGTTATTTATTCAGAATACAAAAAGAAACACACAATCGCTGGTGTTTCATCATTAGATTATTTACAATTATATAGACAATTTACATTTACTCAACAATCAAGTTATCGTTTAGATTATATCGGTGAAGTAGAAGTCGGTATGAAAAAGGTTGATTATGAGGGAACTCTTAATGACTTGTATGATAATGACTTACAGACATTTATAGATTACAATATCCGAGATGTAAAAATATTAGTTGAGTTAGATAGGAAGTTGAACTTTATAGATATTGCAAGAGGTATTGCTCACCTTGGACATATACCTTATGAAGATATCAATATGTCAAGTCGTTGGTTAGAAGGAGCAATCTTGGTGTATCTGAAAAAGATTGGAGTAGTAGCACCTAACAAACCAGGAAGACCAAAGAAGTTTAATAATGATGAAAAGTTTGCAGGAGCATATGTTCAAGAACCACAATCAGGAAAACACGATTGGGTTTATGACTTGGATATTACATCAATGTATCCAAGTGTGATTCGTAGTTTGAATGTATCACCAGAAACAAAGATTGGTAAGGTAGAGGGTTGGAACGAAGAACAATTCTTGAAGTCAACAAACAACAAAACATATTCGGTTATGAATAAACAAGGTAGAGAAATTGGTAAGATGACCGAAACAGAATTACAAGACTACTTTGACAAATCAAAAGTATCAATCGCATCTAACGGAGTAATTTATAGAACAGACAAACAAGGTTTGATTCCAGCATTGTTAGAGAAATGGTTCAACGAAAGAGTTGAGATGAGAAAACTCGTAAAGAAATACCACGAACAAGGTGATAAAGAAAAAGAACAATACTTTGATAGAAGACAACACATTCAGAAGATTGTATTGAACTCGTTGTATGGTGTATTGGGATTACCAGTATTCAGATTCTATGATTTGGATAATGCAGAAGCGACCACATTAACGGGTCAATCATTAATTAAGTTTAGTAAAAAGATAACTAATCACTTCTACAATAAAGAATTAGGAACGAATGAAGATTATGTTATATACATCGATACAGATTCTATTTTCGCATCTGCGGTTCCATTAGTCGAAAAGAGATTTCCTAATCAAGAACTCACAGAAACAATGATGACACAGAGAATTATGGAAATATGTGCAGAGGTTCAGGATTATCTAAATGAAAGTTACAATTACTTTGCCAAGAAGTTTTGTAATATTGATAAGCATGTATTTGATATTAAACAAGAGGTGATAGCCAAGACAGGTTTATTCATTACGAAGAAACGATATGGATTACGAATCATCAATGACGCGGGTAGAAAAGTAAACAAAACGCATGTAAAAGGATTGGATACCATTAGAAGTAATTTCGCAGTCGCTATGAAAGAATTATTATCAAATGTATTGGATGACATTCTGGCAAATGTTCCAAAAGAAAAGATTGATGAAAGAGTATCATTGTTTAAAAGAAATATGCATAATTTATCTTATGATGTTATGGCAAATCCAATCGGTGTAAAAGGTATTGGAAAGTATGAGGTAAAAGATGAGGAGTCATCATTTAGTAAGTACAAGAAAGGTGCACCAGTTCACGTTAAAGCGGCAATCAATTATAATTCATTGATTGAACATTGGTACGAGGGTAAGAAATATGAAAAGATATCCAATGGAACAAAGATTAAATGGGTTTACTTAAAGGAGAATCAGTTTGGATTTGACGCAATCGCATTCAAAGGACACGAAGACCCAAAAGAAATATTAGAATTAATTAAGAATCACATAGACCATAGTAAAATGTATGAACAAGCGATGTCAAAGAAACTCGGTATGTTTTATAAAGCAATGCATTGGGGTGGGGTAGAGGATGTCACAACATCAATGAATAGGTTCTTTTAAAATAAATTAAATTTTCACAAAATAATATTATACTTATATATAAACCAAACAGGAGTTACAATGAATAAAAATCAATTAACTAATTTCATTAACAAATACACATTAGGTGGAGAAATTCAATCTACCAAATGGGTTTCCAATGGTGATAATTTAACAACAAGATTTATCTCAGGTGATAAGTCAGTTGTTGGAAAGGTTGTTCTCAGTAAATTTAAACATCTTGAACCTTGTGAATTAGGTGTTTATAGCACAGGACAATTATCTTCATTATTATCAGTATTGGGTGATGATGTTGATGTAAGTTTATTACGAGCAGGTGATAAGTTTATTTCTATGGAATTAGAAGATACTAAAAGAAAAACAAAATCTAAATATATGTTGAGTGATTTGTCAGTTATACCAACACCACCAGAACTTAAGAATCTACCAGATTCATTTGAGTTGGGTATCAAGGTAGACGCACATTTTATCAATACATTTATTAGTGGTAAGGGTGCTTTGTCAGACGCAGAAACCTTTACGATATTAACTGATAACGACAAGGCAGAAATTGTGATTGGATATGCAAGTATCGCATCTAATCGTGTAACAATTCCAGTTGAAACTACAAAGTTCAAAATGATGGAACCAATCTCATTCAACGCCAATATGTTCGCATCTATTCTACAATCAAACAAAGATTGTGAAAGTGCAACATTAGAAGTTAGTTCACAAGGGTTATCAAGAATTAAATTCTCAATCGATAATTACGATTCAGAATATTTCTTGGTATCAACACAAGCAGTTAATTAATGGAAAGTCTAAAACATAGTTTATGGGTGGAGAAATACCGTCCAAACAAGTTAGACAATTATATCGGTAATGACCATTTAAAATCCAAGGTGTCGGTATATTTAGAATCAGGAGATATACCACATCTATTATTATTTGGTAGAGCAGGAACAGGTAAAACTACTCTTGCCAAACTACTGGTCAATAATATAGATTGTGATTACCTTTATATAAACGCATCTGATGAGAATAGTGTAGATGTAGTTCGTGAGAAAGTAAAGAACTTCGCATCAACATTAGGTTTCAAAGATATGAAAGTTATTATCTTGGACGAGTGTGATTACATTACACCAAACGCTCAAGCAGCACTTCGTAATCTTATGGAAACTTTCTCTAAGAATTGTCGTTTTATCCTAACTTGTAATTATGTGGAAAGAATAATTGACCCGATACAAAGTCGTTGTCAGTCATTCCAGATAGTTCCACCAGACAGAAAACAAGTCGCACAACATTTGGCAAACATATTGACAAATGAAGAAGTTCAATATGATGTTAAAGATATAGCTACCATTGTAAATGGTGGTTATCCAGATATCAGACGAGTAATCAATGGTGCTCAAAGACAGGTCGTAGATTCTAAACTAATGATTGATGAAAATACTATTGTTCAAAATGATTATAAAAATCAAGTGATGGATATATTGAAAACACAAGATAAAAAGAATTCATTTAAAAACATTAGACAATTGTTGGCAGATTCAAAAGTAACAGACTTTAGTGATTTATTTAGACTAATGTTTGATACGGTTGATGAGTGGGGAGCAGGACACATCGCTGAGTGTATATTGATTTTGAGTAAATACCAACAATCAGACGCAGTAGTGGTTGATAAAGAAATCAACATTATGGCTATGTTTGTAGAATTAATAGGGAGTATTAAATGAGTAATCCAAATGGACCAGTACCACCAAAAGTACAACCACAACTCGACTTGACAGACGCAGATACTATACAATGTGAGGATTGTGGAAACGCAGCATTCACACCGGCTTTCTTTTTAAAGAAGATATCGGCGTTAGTATCACCAACAGGTAAAGAATCAATCGTTCCGATTCAAGTTTTTACTTGTGGTAGTTGTGGAAAAGTTCCACAAAATATGTTAGAGTCAGCAGGTTTAGCAAAACCAGGAGTGTAATGAACTGGGTAAATAAACTCTGGAGACCACAAACAGGTAAAGAAATCGGACTTACAAAAGAAGATACATTTTTTACTAAAAAGGTATTGGAATATGTTCATAAGTATTATTACGATAATATACAGATTCGTGAGAAAGCAGATAACATTGAATACTTGGGTGAAAGACCATTGTGGTTAAGTCAAACCACAAGTAGAGAAGTTGACCCGAAGTATAATGATATAAATGCACCACTACAAATTCATACTTTCGGAGATAGTTGGACATATGGTTGGGACATTGAACAAGAAAGAACCTTTACACACTTACTCGGAGATGAGAATACTTCAGTATGGAATCACGGAGCAGGTAAAACTGGACTGGATTATGCAGCAAAAAAGATAGCGGAAGTTTATCAAAAATATAAACATTACGAAAATGATAATTTCTTATATGTGATTACGGTTCCACACGCATTCAGAAGAATGCACTTTGATGAACAAAATATTGGTCGTAGAAGTTGGGCAAAAGAAAACGCAATAAAAGAAACTGAATACAACCATTACTTGTACTTTTTACATCACTATGAACTTTTAAATAGTTTAGTCGGTAGGGATAAAATCATTTGGGGAACTTGGGATGCTGAAATACCACACGATAAAATGGATATATTTTTTGAAATACACGACTTCATCGGACCAACTCACCATCCAGGACCAATCGGTCATAGAAAGTATGCAGAAAAGATAAAGAATATTCTTAGAAAAAATGGTTGGTATAGTGAAGAACAAACATAGACTTGGCAGTTTAGAATTTATACTTGACACAAAATCACCAACTGATGAGATGTTTAATCAATGGAGAGATGAATTCTTATCACTCTCACAAACTGATAATTATAAAGTATGGATTACTGGTGGTTGGTTAGAGGATTGGGAAACTAACGATATCGATATTATACTGACCGGTAAACCTAATTACAAAGAAGTAAGAAACTTATTGTATCAAGCCAGAATTATAGGTGTAAAGTATGGTTTACTAATTGACATATCACATTGGGATACAGAACCTTTATATATTTATGAAAACTATCCAAGTGCTTGGGGTGTAGGGAGTGGTGTTGAAAAGTTTGTAGTGGAAAAACTAAATGTAGATACCAAACTATTTATTAATGACGAACTAATAAAAGAAGTAAAAGAATATGAAAAAGTTATAAAGGGATTATACAGATACAAATTCACATACCCAACAAAAAAACAATTAACAAGAGATTATAAATCAAAACCAATATTATTAAATGGATAAAAAAATAAAATATAATGTAGAAAAGTTTTACTACGACAACCATAGAGTAACCACGAATGCAAGAGATGGTTATCCAGAAGGAGAACACGGAATGAAACTTTATCAACACAAAGATGATGAAGGTAATTTTATTTATGTAAATGATGAAGGGGAGTATGTAAAATCTCATTTAGAAGCACTCAATATCTATGAAAATAACAATGGTAGATTAGAGGGTGGAAGACAACACGACCCAATCTATAATGACATTAATGCAAAATATCAAATCTATACTTTTGGTTGTAGTTGGACTTATGGTTGGTGTTTAGAACAAGAACAATCATTCCCACATTTGTTAGGTGATAAGGATACGACAATTCATAATTATGGAGCAGGTGGAACAGGTTTAGATTTTGCAGTCAAGACCTTATCAGAAGTTTACATACCAGAATCAAGACGACAAATATTTATCATTACGGTTCCACATTACTTTAGAAGAACTTGGTTTGATGATGATGGAGTTGTTTATAAAGCTTGGGAAGTAAAGGAAAAAGTTGATATCAATGAGTATAACAATTATTACAACTTTCTACATCACTACAATATGTTGAATACTTTTGTGGGTCGTGATAAAATCATATGGGGGACTTGGGACGGAGATTTACCACAAGATATGTTTGATGTAATTTTTGAAATAAATGATTATACCGATGACAAAATACATCCAGGTCCAAAATCACACAAACAATATGCAGAACAAATAAAAAATGTATTACAAGATAGATTTAAAAAATTATAAAAAAAAGGTAGTTCCATTTTACGATACATTTGACAATTACAAAAGTCTCAAATGGGAACAAGTAGAAATGTTATCAGAAGAATTGGAAAACTTTCAAGATTCATTTGGAAAACCTTGGGATGAATGGGACTTAACGGATTTACAACATAGATTAAAAGATGATTGGAGTTTTTATTTAATTACAGATAATGTAGGAATAAAAGCTTGGTCGTTCATCGATTGGAGTAGGAGATATCCTTACTTATGTAATCGTTATGTTGTTCCAAAACATAGAAACAAAGGTTTAGGAAATGATTTAGTGTGGTTGAGGTGTAATGAAATTAAAGAACAAGGATATGATACCGCTATGATTAAGTTAGAGGATTGGAATAAACCAGCACTATCGGTTATGAAAGAGAATATCTTTACTAAAATGGACTAAATTGATATTTATAAGTAGGAAAAATTATGTCAGCTGAAACAAAAATAACAAATTTATTAAATTATATTACAGGAAGTGCAGGTGGATGGCCATCAAACACTAATGTTAGTATCCTAATGGGTGTTGATTATTTTATAGAAACCGGTTCCAACAACATTTACTTTAGTGAAATGAACACTGCTTGTGGAGTGGGTGGTGAGTTATCAAGACAAGAGGATACTTTTGATAAGGTTTCTGATTATGCGAATCAACAGGGTTGTACAACCGCTTATGTGTATGGTCAAAACGATGATGTTAAACATAACCCTTCATCATTTCAAGAACCATTGATTAGTTCAAGTTTTGCAAGACACAACATTTCGGTAAATTTTGAGTACAATGGAAATACATCACACACTTATTTCTCACAAAGAGGACAAAATCAATTCACAGGAAGTTTTCATCTCTGGATGCAAACACCTTGGTTTAGTGATGACACATTATTAAACATAGCGAGTGGTTCGTTTAATAAAGGTTCTTTTAGAAACATTGTTTCATCTTCACCAGAAAGTGATAGTTTAATACCTTTATTTGATAAAGATAATTACACACCCAATACTAACTTTCCAGATTATGTAACAAAACAACCAACAGCTCACTCTTCATTAGGAACTCATAGTATAGGATTTAAAAAATATCAATCAGGAACTACCACTTATCAAGATGCGGTGGATAGTGGTTACATAACTGAAAAGTTTATAGTATCGAGTGGTGGTTATAGTGGTGGAAGAGGACATTTACTTACAAATAAAAAATACTATTGGGTGACACCAACAGAGATTATAAATGCTGGACAGGATATTGACCAAAGTGTAACTTACTCAAGTCAGTTCATTATGTCGGGAAGTGAAGCATATCATCCACAACCAAGATTTTTAAGAATAGTGGCGAGTGGAAGTTTAGTCAATATGTATGACAATTCAACAAAACAAATCCAAGATGTAGAAGTCGGTGATGTTGTTAAATCATATCAACCGATTGGTATGCCAGATGAATCAGAGGGTATAAATTGGGAAAGTTATACAACAACAGATTTAAGTGGTTCATTTTCTTCCGGTTCTATTGTCATTGAAACAACAAATAAACAAAGTTATGGATATTATTTAATCAACGGAAGTATAAAAGTTCCAGCAGTTCCACACACTATGCACGGAGGTGGAAAATTCTTTTGTAAAACAGGAGATACTTGGAGTTGGAAACAATCAAATGATATATCAGTAGGAGATTACTTTTTAAATAGTGATGGTAGTGAGTTAGAAATTACATCAAAAACTGATGTTCTATCAGATGAAACATTTTATGGATTAAATGTTGAGGACATTGATACATACTTTCAATCAAATATATTAGTTCACAATATTCCACCATTTTGTTTTGTAGAGGGGACACCAATCACAATGGGTGACGGAACTACAAAAGCGATAGAACTTATTGAAGTAGGTGATGAAATTAAAAATTATGACTTTGATACAAAAGAAATCAAAGTAGGTAAAGTGTTATCAATCGATACACCAACACACGCAGATATCATAGAGATTAGTTTTGGTGATAAAAAAACAAAGAACACATTTGACCACCCATACTGGATAGTTGGAAAAGGTTGGTCATCATACAAACCACAATGGACAGAAAAAAGATATAACATTAAATCTGAACAATTAGAAGTTGGAGATAAATGCTTAGAACTTCAAGGTAATAAAATTGTAGAAACCAATATAACAGACATCCAAGAAGACATTAATCCAGTTCAAACATATTCATTAGGGGTAGAAACACACAAAAATTATTTCGCTAACGATATGTTAGTTCACAACAAAGGAAGTTTTTGTTTCACTTATGAAACTATGATTACATTAGCAGACGGGACATATCAACCGATATGTAAAATTAGACCAAATGATATGATAAAAACATATGATGTTGAAACTGGTAAATTACAAAATTCAAAAGTGTTAGAAACCGTAAAAGTTCTACACGACAATATGGTTACATATAAATTTAATGACAATACAAAAATTGAGGCAACTGATGACCACCCATTTTACATAGTTGGGGATTCCGAAGTAGATTCAGATTACAGACCATTAACTATTGGTGATGTAGTATTGAATGACGAATTACAAAAGATAGAAGTTGTCAATATAGAGGTAAATAATGTGGAAAAAATTACATACAATATCAATAGAACTGATAATGGTAAAAATTATTTCGCAAATAGGGTTTTAGTTTCTGATGAGTTTGATACAGAATAACGATTTCAAATATTCAATTCAAATACCTACATTTTTATCACACGAAAAGTGTGATGAGTTGATAGAACAAATAACCAACACAGAACAAAAAGTTATTGGTGGTGTTGGTGGTGAAAAAGGTGAAGCAGCAATTATACCAGAGATAAGAGTTACTGAAGAATGGTATTTATTTGACCAACCAATCAATCCTTACAGACCAGATAAATGTAATGGGGATTGGAAATGGTTACAAGACAAAATATATCAAGTTGTAAAAATGGTAAATCAAGGTGTTTTCAAGTTTGATATTGAAGGTGCTGATGATGAATTGAAACTCATAAAATATCACGAGGGTGGATTTTATGGTTGGCATACAGATTTTAATGCAGGTAGTTGTTCAATTAGAAAACTTGTAGCAATAATCCAACTAACAGACCCGAGTGAATACGAGGGTGGTGAAGTTCAATTTGGTATCCAAGATAAACATACAAAAGAGTGGTACTCAATGAACCAACTAAAAGGTTCTTTAACTATATTTCCTACATTCTTATCTCATAATGTAACACCAGTCACTAAAGGAACCAGATATGTTATACAAGAATTGTTCGTGGGAAATCACTTTAAATGAGTAAAGACTTTCAATGGTATCTTACAAGAGATAACTTTTTATCTCAAAAAGAGTGTGAAGAGGTTATAGAAATAATTGATACTAATCGTAATAACTCAGATTCAACACAAGCGATAGAACTAAAAGAAGATAAATATTTAGACAAAGTTTGGAAGATTATGAAACTCTCAAATGATATACATTACAATTTTGATATTGATTGTGTTCAATTACAAGAGGGAAAGTATTACAAAAGGGGAGTTTACAAAGAGGAAGAAACACTACACTCAGACTTCGCAGCGGGACCAGATAGATTAGTGGATGTTAATACAAAACTGACATCAGTTATTTTTTTGAATGATGATTATTGGGGTGGAGGATTACAGATTTGGAACGATAAAATAGAATCAAAACAAGGTAGGATAGTAATATTTCCGGCATTCGCAGCACATAAGGTTTTACAATTTCACGATAAGGATAGATATACAATGTTAACTTGGATACAAGGGAAAACTTTTAGATGAACAATAACTTTCAATGGTTTACACACACACCTTTTTTGTCTAATGAACAATGTGATGATGTAATTAAGAAATTACAGGAAGAAACTAATTGGGTGTCTGGTTATGAAGGAGCTCATATTGTAAATGCAAATGAAAAGTCATTTGATAATGTAGTCAAGGATAGAACTTTTGTAGAATTATATGCATTCCAAAATACAAAACACGACTATACTTGGATTAATGATAAGTTGGAACCATATGTGGAAATGTTAAATAAACAAGTTTGGAACTTCAACATAAGTGGAGTATCAAAAGATTTAAAAGCGTTAAAGTATAGTGGTAGTGACAGATTTGATTGGCACGCAGACTATGATAAAGGTAAAGTATCAACAAATAAACTAACTTGTTTAATCCAATTGTCAGATGAGAGTGAGTTTGATGGTGGAGATTTACATTTCGCATTTGTAAATGACGGAGAGTTTTTTAAAACACCATACAAAAAAGGATATGTACTAATATTTCCATCTATCATTAGTCATATGGTCACAGAGTTAACGAATGGAGAGCGATATATTATGAGAGAAATTATTTCAGGAGAACCTTTTAAATGATAAAGAAAAAAAACTTTCAGTTTGTACTACATAGAGAAAACTTTTTGACATCAGAACAATGTGATGAGTTAATAGAAAAGTTTGGACAATCTAATTCACAGAAATCCACTGTCGCAGGAACTTACAAAGGAGATGACTCGGATGTAATAAATGAAGAAGTTAGAAAAGTTCAAGAGATAAGATTAAAAAATGATGTGGTTTTATCAGACGGATTCAAATTGACAAAAAATATAATAATGGCGTGTGAGATGTCTAATTTACTTAATTTTCAATTTGACTTGAAAAAACCATATGAATTAGAAGATATCGTTGTTTTAAGATATCAAGATACTGATAAGTACGATTGGCATTTAGACATAGGTGATTGTTCTACTTCACTAAGAAAGATAACAGGTATAATCCAACTATCAGATGAAAATGATTACGAGGGTGGGGAGTTTGAATTTAGTATGTCAAACGATAAAGGAGATGATAATTGTTATGGTTCAAGGAAAAGAGGTTCATTAATATTGTTCCCTGCATACTTAGGACATAGAGTTAGACCAGTAACGAGTGGTGTTAGATATTCAATAGTTACTTGGATTCTTGGAAACTCTTTTAAATAATTTACATTTTCAGTTTCATACCAACTATTTATTTATATCTAAAAGGTTATTCACTATGAAAACAAAAACACTATTTGACCATATAAAACAAATTACTAATGTTCAGAACCAATTGTATTGGGATAACATTACAGAAGCGGACAAGAAAACTTGGTCCAATTATATGGTACATAGATTCTTGTCAATGAAACCAGAGTGGATAGAAGTTGTAAATGAAATACAACGATACTGGGAATTGAAACCAAAGTCGGTTTATCAATTCTATACAAATCTACTTCCGAGAGGAAATACATACTTAAGATATACGAAATCTAAAAAGAAATCTAAGATTGAAAAGTGGGCTATGGATATATTATGTGATTACTTTCAAGAAAGTTCACAAAATATTGAAAAAACACTTGACATTATGGGTAAAGATGTTGTATATTCAATTATATCAAAGTATGGTGTAGATGAGAAACAACTAAAAAAAATATGGAGTAAATGATGGCGATTAAAGACGCACCTACAAAAGTAGGAATACCAAAGGCAACCTTAACCAAAGAGGACCAGGAAATGGTAGACACACAAGATGTTGTAAGATATATGGAGAGAACTTATCCTGAAATGACAGGTGAGTTTCTAAAAATACAATCAGAACAATATGAATTGTTTTGTAGAAAACAATATGATTATGGTCCACAAAATATAGCAGTAGGAACAATTCTAAAAACACCAGAGGATATTAAATTATCGTTGTTAGGATTGTGGTTCAGAATGAACGACAAGATAGAAAGAATGAAAACATTATTATTGAGAAATGGAACAAACTCAGTTGAGGGAGAACCAGTAACAGATAGTTTTTCAGATGTGTCAAACTATGGAGTTATGGCACAAGTAGTAGCGAGGGGTAAATGGGCAAAATAAGTTATAGTCAGTTCGCAATGTGGGACAAATGTCCTTACACTTGGAAAGCAAATTATGTGGATAAAGCAGAAACTTTCAAAGGTAATATCTACACATTATTCGGTAGTGCTATTCACGAAACTATTCAAGCATATTTGGTATGTTATTACGAAAGAACAATCAAAGAAGCAGATGAATTACCACTTCAAGATATTCTAATCTATCGTATGAAAGAATTATACAAAGAAGCCAAAGAAAGATATGGTGACGGATTTGAAGTAACCAAAGAAGAAATGACAGAGTTCACTCAAGACGGATTCAATATTATTGATGAGTTCTTAAAGAGAAAGTCAAGTCACTTCAAAAAGAAAGATACTGAGTTAGTTGGTATTGAAATGAATTTAAACTATAACTTACCTAAAGATATGAAGTTCGTTGGTTATATGGATGTTGTTCTACACGATAAGAAAACTGGTCGTATGAGAATTATCGATATCAAATCATCTACTATGGGTTGGAACAAGTATATGAAAGCCGACAAGAACAAAACCAATCAGTTATTATTGTATAAACACTTTATGGCAAAACAATTAGAAATATCGGAAGATAAAATAGATGTTGAATATTTAATATTAAAGAGAAGATTATATGAAAATATGATGTATCCACAGAAAAGAATTCAAGCGTTCTCGCCGGCAAGTGGAAAACCAAGTGTTAATAAGGTTATGAATAGGTTACAAGAGTTTATAGATGAGTGTTATGATGACAAAGGTAAAATCATTTCACACGACTATGAAAAATGTGAAAAACACAAAAAGTGTAGAAGTTGTAAGGACTTATAATGATAGAACCAGGTTTAAGAATTAAAGTAACAGACTTTTTAGCGACTGAATACGAACAAGAGGTATTTCAGGAACTGATGAAACTAAAACAATTACCGGATATGCAAGGAGTCGGCTTTCCATTATACTTCTGGTATGATAGAGAAAATGAAGCGGTAGACTTGAATACATTAGAACCATTTATTAAGTATTGGAAATCTTCAGGTGAACACGCAACTAAACTCACCATATATCCAGAACTATTTGACACTCAAAATGATTTTATTTGGTATGACATAAGACCAAGAAACTCAATTGACTATTTACCTAATCCAACACTTTCATATCTACAATATTACAGATTCGCATACCTTTACGATGACCCAAAAATTGGAATACTTGAAGGTCTAAAAGACTTTTACAAAAAGTATAGTTTTGTAAATTCCAATGATTCATCCGAAACCAAGAAAAGAAAACAAAAAAGAAATGACGATGAAGATAGCAATCATAGGTAGTAGGACCTACACCAATAAAAGAAACATTAAGAACTTTATGTTCCGATTGAAAATGGAACACCCAGGAGTTGAAGTAGTTAGTGGTGGTGCAAAAGACGGAGCAGATAAATACGCGAAGAAATTTGCATTAGAGTTTAAAATACCTTATAGTGAATTCCCACCACAACACCAAACCCACAATATGTATTGTGTAATGGAAGCTTACAATTATGGAAAACCTTACAATGTAGGTTATTATCACAAGAGAAATAAAGATTTAGTTAAATATTCAGATAAGGTTGTAGCATTTTGTAAAGACGGAGAGATTACCAACGGAACAAAATCAGCATTAGAATATTGTAAAAAAATAAATAAAAAATTCGTTATTTTGAGTTAAACTAACTATTTATTATATATACATATATATAGGAACAATATGAAAGAAGAAAAATTAACATCAGTAAAAATCATAGATGAACTATACAAGAAGTTCAAAGAAAAGTCTATTCGTGACGACTTTTCATTACAAAAATTAGTAAATCGTAGTTTAGACTTATTTGTTTATGACGAAGAGTTCGCTAAGAAAGTCTTAGACTATCAGAATTTAGAAGAGAGTGGTTCAAAATATTAAATTAAAGAGGTTTTAATGGATTTACCAAAATTAAAAAAAGTTACAGAAACACAAAAAAGAAAAAAGAAGAAAATTTTATTATTATCAGATGACTTGAGAATGTCAAGTGGTGTCGGTACAATGTCAAGAGAGATTGTTGTTGGAACTATTGACAAGTATGACTGGGTTCAACTTGGTGGAGCAATCAAACACCCAGACAAAGGAAAAGTTTTTGATATGAATGACTCTATGATTGAAGAGACTGGTATTCAAGACGCTTCATTAAAGATATATCCGATTGATGGGTATGGGGACCAAGAAATGTTAAGAAGTATTCTTGATATAGAAAAACCAGATGCTATTCTTCACTACACAGACCCAAGATTCTGGAAATGGTTGTATGATATGGAACACGAAGTAAGACAAAGTATTCCAATTTATTACTACAATATTTGGGATGACTTACCTTATCCAATGTGGAACGAACCATTTTATGAGAGTTGTGATTTGATTATGAATATTTCAAAACAAACTCACAATATCGTTCAGAATGTATGCCAGAACAAACCAAGAACAGATTGGGATTCAACTTATGTTCCACACGGGATTAGTGAAAAATATTTCTATCCAGTAAAGAATGAAACAGAAAGATTAGAAATGAACAAAATGAAATCTGAATTATTTCAAGGTAAGGACATAGAGTTTTGTTTATTCTACAATAACAGAAATATCAGAAGAAAAATGACATCAGATACTATTCTGGCATTTAAAACTTTTGCAGACAGACTACCAAAAGAACAAAGAGACAAGACGGCATTTGTATTACATACACAACCGATTGACCCAAACGGAACAGACTTACCAGCGGTAGTTGAAGAAATATGTCCGGACTTAAATATTATATTTTCAACCAATAAATTATCAGCACAACATCTGAATTATTTATACAACATAGCAGATGTCACGATTAATTTGGCATCCAACGAGGGATTCGGATTAGGAACTTGTGAATCTCTAATGTGTGGAACACCAATCATTGTTAATGTTACGGGTGGACTACAAGACCAATGTGGATTTAGATTGAATGATAAATTATTAACTTATCAAGATTATAAAGATATACATTCACTACACGATTGGAGAAAGTGGGAACACAATGAAGACCTATCTCACGGAGAGTGGGTAAAACCAGTATGGCCTAAGACTCGTTCATTACAGGGTTCACCACCAACACCATATATTTTTGATGACAGAGCGGATTGGGTAGAAGTGGCAGACTCTATCCAATACTGGTATGATTTAGGTAAAGAGCAAAGAGATGAGTGTGGATTCAAAGGACACGAGTGGGTTTGTGGTGATGAAGCGATGATGAGTGCAAGGGCTATGTGTGGTTTATTTATAGACCATATGGAAACTGCATTTGATAAATGGACACCAAGAAAAAGATTTGAACTTATGGAGGTAGTATAATGAAACCAATGGTATTAGTAACAGCACCAGTTCAGACTCGTAGTGGTTATGGAAATCACTCACGAGATATTTGTAGAGCATTGATTGAGAGTGACAAATACGATGTCAGGATACAGGCAGTTCGTTGGGGTAATACACCACCAAATGCATTAGAGAGTGGGAATAAACATCACCAAGAAATATTTAAAAGAATTATAAGAGAAGCAAATCTTGAAAGACAACCAGACTTACATATTCACATCGTGATACCAAATGAATTTCAACCATTGGGTAAAAAGAACATTGGTATTACCGCAGGTATAGAACATACACTACCACCGGCACAATGGATTGAGGGTGTAAATCGTATGGATATGACAATATGTACTTCAGAGTTTACCAAAGAAGGTTTTAAAACAACCAAGTATGATAAACAAGATGTTAGAACGAAACAACCGATTGGAAGTTTAAGTGTAGAGAAACCATTAGATGTATTGTTCGAAGGAGCAGACCCAGAAATATACAAAGAAACTAATTTATTCTCAACCGATATCGTGGACCAGTTTTCAAAAATAGACAATGATTTTTGTTTTCTATTCGTAGGACATTGGTTAGGTGGAAATCTTGGTGAAGATAGAAAAGATGTTGGTATGATGTTGAAAGTATTCTTAGAGACATTTAAGAATGTAAAGAATCCACCAGCATTAATTTTAAAGACAAGTGCAGCAGGATTTTCAATAACAGATAGAAATTCAATTTTTGAAAAAATAAATATGATTAAGTCAGATATTAGTGCAAATACTCTACCTAAAATATATTTATTACACGGAGACTTGACTGATGAAGAAATGAATCAAATGTATAATCACCCGAAAGTGAAAGCACATTTGACATTTACTCACGGAGAAGGATTTGGAAGACCATTGTTGGAAGCCTCATTTAGTGGTAAACCAATCATCGCACCAATCTCAACAGGTCAAGCGGACTTTTTGGATAAAGATTATACCATTGAGTTACCACACACAATGACAAAAGTTCCAAGAAGTTCTTTACCAAAAGAGTATTTAAATGATGAAGCCCGTTGGTCAACCGTAAATTATAACACAGCGAGTAGATTATTGAAATCGGTATTTACTGATTACAAAAAATATCAACTTAAAGGTAAAAAACAGATGATTGTAAATAGAGAACTATTTACTCACGAAAAAATGGGTAAAAAGTTAGAGTCTATTGTTGATAAGATGTTAGATAGTATAGCTCAAAAAGTGGAGTTAAAATTACCTAAGTTGGAAGAGAAAACAGACTCAGTAAAATTAAAACTACCAAAATTAAAAAAAGGATAATATGGCAGAGATAAAAATAACTTGTCCAAATTGTTTCAATGATGAGAAGTGTTTTGAAGACAATCTGGAGATAGAAAAGTTCAGTTCTTTTATGTGTTTTAATTGTGGATTCACAAGTAATTCACTTTATAAAAACGATACAGAACATTTAACTAAGGTTCAAGAGTCTTCAACAGAATTAATGAATGAAATCAGTATGTATGATTATGACAGACAAATACATTGGTTTCCTTCTATATTGAATATGGGTAAAATGGGAATCATATATCCAGAAGGAACTAAAAACAACTGGATATGGAAGTTAGCAGAAGTTCGTAAGTTATCACCAGAGGAACAAAAAGACCCACAATATGAAGGACACGAACACACATTAGATATTGAGAATGCAAAAGAGTATGGACAATATGAATTCTTAGATGCGTGTAAAGAAATGGGAATCGTTAAAGAACTATGAGGAATACTATTTGGCAAAAAGTTCAACCAGGACAAATAGTTTCTTTCTTATACAAAAGTAAAAACTCATCACGAGCAGAGAAAAGAACCGTATTATGTATAGACCCAGAGTATACTTACAGAAAGAAATCAACTAAACGAAATGTTAAGTTATTCGTCGGACTACAATTAGAAACAACTTTAAGAGGTCCTATAAATGCCAGAACATTGGACCAAGCAATCAGATTACTTGGTGGTGCAAAATTAGATAGAGGTGTTACCGAGATTGGAGACTTCGAAGACTCTATGGATGATACTGATGTTGAGTTGATTTACACAAGATTGAAAAGATTTGTAAAAAAACACGATGTATTCAGAACTTTCTTTTTAAGAGAGTGTAGAAAAAGAAGAGTTTATTTGATTGACAACTATCGTAGATTACCGGCAAGTCAAACTAAAAAAATAATACTTGAACAAAACTTGGAGAAATTAACGAATGAGTCTTAAAATTAGTTATAGTATAACTTGTTACAATGAACACAAAGAATTAGACAACTTATTAGACCACTTGTCTAAACATATTAGAGAAGAAGATGAAGTGGTGGTTACAAGAGATATATCAAAAGTGGGTACAGGTGTATTTGAACCTGAGTTTTACGCACTTGATAAAGTATTAGAAAAATATGAGTATGGAACTTACTTTAAACCAAGACAATTAAAGGTAACAACATTTAAATTTAAAAAAGATTTTTCTAAATTAAAGAACTTCGCTAAAGAACAATGTTCAGGTGATTTTATATTTAGCATTGACGCTGATGAAATTCCAAATGAAATATTACTAAATCAATTACCACAGATATTAGAAATCAACGATACAGATTTAATATGGGTTCCAAGAATTAATATAGTTAATGGTATTACGGACTGGCATTTACATCATTGGCATTGGAGACAAACTGAACAAGGGTGGATTAATTTTCCAGACTATCAGGCAAGAATATTTAGAAACACAGATGACATTAAGTGGGTTAGAGAAGTTCACGAGGTGATTGACGGAGCAAAAACATACTCTCACTTACCACCACAGGAAGAACTGACCTTGAAACACGAAAAAGATATCAAAAGACAAGAAGAACAAAACAGATTATACGATACAATTATATAGGAGACACCATAATGAGTGACACATTAAATATAGAAAATATTGGACATAAATTTACAGAAATAGTTGAATCTGAACAATGGAAAGAATTACAAGAAAAATATAATTATTGTAATGATATTTTTGTACTGGGACACGGAGGAAATATGGCGATAGCGGACCATACAGCAGTTGATATGTCAAGACTATCAAATGGGACTAAAAACGCTATGTGTCCAGGTAGTTGTGTTGTCGCAACATCTTTGATAAACGATACTAACTTTGACCAATGGATGGTTTCTTGGTTGAAACAAATGACTTCTACAAGAACAAAATCTCAAATGGATAAATCATTAGTGTATGGTATATCATCATCAGGAACTTCAAAGGATACACTAAAGGCGTTACAATGGGCATCTGATAATGGTATGAAAACTTGTCTAATTACAGCGAAAGATATTGAAGATGAGATTAAAGGATTGACAAAAGTTGTTCTGGGATTAGATTATTATCACACTTCGGAGTGTCTAAGTTTATTATTACAATACCAATTAACACACGGGAGTGGAAAAACTTGTCCACCTATCGGAAAGAATAGTCCAGAGGAACTTGAAAAATTAAACTGGAATGGTGAAGAGATTAGGGAAAATAGTTTTCCAGATGAACTGACAAATATTGGTGTTGACTTTGACGGAGTGATTCACAAAAACTCAAAAGGATTTTACGATGGAACAATTTATGATGAACCATTAGAGGGAGCAAGAGACTCACTTGAAAGACTATCAAAAGACTATAATGTAATTATATTCACTTGTAAATCCAAGTCAGATAGAGGTTTGATAAATGGAAAAACTGGGACCGCTATGGTTTGGGATTGGTTAAAAAAATATGATATGGATAAGTTTGTAACCAAGGTAACAGCAGAAAAACCAAGAGCAGTTCAGTACATTGATGACAAGGGTTATAAGTTTACTACTTGGGTAGATTATTGGGAGAATAGTGATGATAAAATCTAATGATGTAGTACAAGTATTAAAAGATGATGGTATTGAAGATGTTAGTTGGGGACAATTAAGAAAATTTGAAAACACCACATCAGTAAATCTTGAAGAATTACGAGAAAAGTTAGGAATGGGCTCTTGGGCAGTACGAATAGCGTTTAATGAAAGATTTGGTGGAGTTGTTATTCAACAACAACCAGGTGAAGGAAATAGAAAACACTATCATCCAGACGCTGATGAAAATTGGGTAGTTATGGAAGGTGAGTGGGAATGGTGGATAGAAGGAAAAGGAACACAACGAGTGAAAGAGAATGATATAATAGTAGTACCTGCAAAAGTTAGACATCAAATAACTTGTGTCGGAGATAAAGTTGGTGTAAGATACGCGATAACTAAACCAGATGTGGAACATATTTATGGCTAATATTAGTTGGAATTTTAGTAATAGGAAAGTTCTCATAGTTGGAGACTCGAGAGGAATAGGTGGATGTCTTCGTGCAAACTTCGTAAAGTCTGGTGCTAAAATTTATGGTATTAATAGTAGTAATTGTGACATCAGTAGTAAAGACGATATAGATAGATTCTTTACATACGAACTACCAGACGAATTAGATATGTTAGTCAATGTGGCAGGTATAAACTTTACTAATAAAATAGAAGAGGTTTCAATGGACGAGTGGGATAAAGTAATTGACACAAATCTTAGAAGTTTTTTCTATATAACACAACAGGTTTTATATAAGATGAATAATGGTGGTAAGATAGTAAATGTATCTTCAATCGCCGGTAGAAATAAAAGTTTAGTAAGTGGTGTTCATTATACTTCCAGTAAAGCGGGTATAATTGGATTAACAAAACAAGTTGCACACGAGGTTGGTAACAGAGATATCACCGTAAATGCGGTTTGTCCAAGTCAAACACAAACTGAGATGTTAGACAAATCTATGACAGAAGAAGAGTTAAAAGAGTTGGGAGAGTCAATTCCATTGGGTAGAATTGCAACACCACAAGAAGTTGTAAATGGAATATTATTTTTGTGTTCTGATGAGTCGTCTTATATCACAGGAACAACACTTGATATAAATGGTGGTCAACTATGATAACAGCGGTAGTTGCCGTAAGAAAAGGTTCACAAAGAGTTCCAAACAAAAACATTAAACTATTTGGTAATTCCAATCTACTTCAAATGAAGTTAGATATACTGAAACAAGTAGACGGAATAGATGAGATAGTTGTTAATTCAGATTGTGATAAGATGTTAGAAATTGGAAGAATGAACGATGTCAAAACACACAAGAGAGATGAATACTTTGCCAGTTCCAAGGCGACTAATAGTGAGTTTCACGGACATATTGGAGAGGTAACAAACTCTGATGTAATATTTTTGGCACCAGTATGTTCACCATTCATCACAAAGGAATCACATCAAAATGCAATAGATTATTATTATGGTGGGTTCGATAGTGTTACTTCAACACAATTAGTCAAGAACCATTTATGGAGAGATTTACAACCATTAAATTACGATTTAGATAGAGTTCCCAACTCACAGGATTTACCAGATATTTTTAAATTAACTTATGGTATTACGATAGTGGATAGAGATATTATGAGACACAAAAAAAGAGTGGTTGGAGACAATCCAGGTTTTATGGAGTTGGGTGAAATAGAATCCATTGATATAGATACAGAATTTGATTGGATGATTGCGGAACATATTTGGGATAAATACAATTAAGATTATAAAATGCAAAAGACTATACAAGAATTAAAAGATAAACACAAAGGAGAAGACATTTGGGTGATAGCGGCAGGTTCATCTATGGATTATGTCGATGAAAGTTTCTTCTCAAACAAAATAGTTATAGGTCAAAATCAAACCTACAAGAAGTATCCTTGTGATTATATTGTTATGAAAGATTGTAATGAAGAACCAAGGTTTCCAAGAAGTATAGAAAAGTTAGATGAGTTAGGAATACCTTTAATATTTTCTGAATATTTCAAGGGAAATCATTGGAAAGGTAAAAATGTAGTGAAACACAAAGATTCTTATATGTTTACTCACCAAAATCGTCAACTAACTGATAGTTTTGAAGGGCATATCTCTAATCTAAATGATGAGATGATAATAGTGAGTAAATCAACCATTACAAGTATAATCCATATAGCAGCACATATGGGAGCGAGTAATATTATCGTGTGTGGTCACGATTGTGGAACACTTGATGGTAATTTATATTACGACGGATATATGGAAAAGGATTGGATTTCTTCAGAAAATTGGGGAAGTATAACGACTTGGATGGAAACAATAGGTAATGACACAGAATTATTAAGAGATTACTTAAACAAAAGATATGGTTGTAATGTTTATTCATTAAACCCATTTCTGAACTTTGAATTAGAAGGACACAAATATGAAAGATTGTAAAAATATATTAGTTACAGGTGGAGCAGGTTTTGTCGGAACAAACTTAATCAAAAGGTTACTAAAAGACGGACACAATGTTGTCAGTATTGACAACTACTCAACAGGTAAAGAGGAAAATGAACAAGAAGGTTGTACATATCATAATGTAGATATCAGAGACGCGGTTGATTTTGATTTCTTTATGGAAAAACCAGATATTATTTATCATCTGGCAGCACTTCCAAGAATACAACCTTCATTTGAATTTCCGGCATTGACTATGGAAATCGGTATGTTAGGAACTATGAATATATTAGAGTGGGCAAGAACCAAAGATTATGGACCTATGGTAATTTATGCAGGTTCATCATCAGTTCATAGTGGACATTACTCAAACCCATATACTTTTTCAAAAGTGATGGGTGATGAACTTTGTATGTTTTACAAACAAACTTTTGGAGTTGACACTAAAATTTGTAGATTTTATAATGTATATGGTCCACACCAATTAACTGAGGGAGAATATTGCACGGTTATTGGTGTATTTGAAAAACAATATAAAGAGGGTGTAGAATTAACAATCACAGGTGACGGATTCCAAAGAAGAGATTTTACTCACGTGGATGATATCGTAGAGGGATTAATATTGACTTTTGAATCAGAGAATTTTGAATTGGATTATGTTGAACTCGGAAGAGGAAAGAATTATTCAATAAATGAGTTAGCAGGAATGTTTGGTTGTGGTTTTACATACATACCAAAAAGACCAGGTGAAGCGGAAGTGACACTTTGTGATATATCACTCACTAAAAGAGATATCGGTTATGAACCAAAAGTAAACTTAGAAGACTATGTTAAGGAAGTTATAAAATGAAAAATGTAGTATTTATGACTTGTTTCGAGAAAGCACCAGACTTTCTTGATTATAAACAATGGTGTTTCAAAACTTGGAAACATTGGTGTGATAAACATAATGTAGAATTATTAATATTGGAAGATGAGTTGAGAGATTCTGGTGGTGGAGTATTCAATAATGGAGTTGGTATGAAACCGACTTGGCAAAGGTGGCACGTTTGGGATGTGTTAGAAGCGAACAATATAGACGCCGACAATGTCGCTTTAGTTGATATCGATACGATGGTCCATTGGGATTGTCCTAATTTCTTTGAAGAGGCGAATGGTGAATTTGGTTGTGTTCAAGATAAATTCTTTTTAGAGTGGACAATCAATAGTATAAAAGGTTATCAAGACTTCTGGCCAGATGTAAAATTTGATTGGACAACATACTTCAATTGTGGTTTCATTGTATTGAACAAGAAACATAAAGAGTGGTGTAAAGGTGTTACTGATTTCTACTATGAAAACGAGTTAGAATTAAAAACAAGACAACACCAAACCGTGAAGAAAGGTTCAGACCAAACACCAATTAATTATATGATACGAAATAGTAAACACCCGATAAACTTTTTAGACGAAAGATTTAATCTACAACAATTACACATCAGAGGTATATTGAATCCTATGATTACAGAGGCCGGTTGGGTTTGGCACTTCAACGGATTTGATAAAGAGGGGAGAAATGATGTGATGAGACAAGTATGGGATTTAGTGAAGGATAATTATGAAACTAAATAACAAATATGTAATCGGAACTAACATTATGTGGTTTGAAATTGAAATGTATAAGGATTTCATTGATGGACTTGTAAACCTACTCGACACAAACATAGAGAACAAAGAGAATGTCACAATTGATTTATGTTTGAATCTTTCACAACACTTAGAAAAATTAGATACCAATAAGATTACAGAAGATGATATTGTTGATAAATTCTATAAGGGTGTGGACAGAATAAAAGAACTTGGGTATGATGTAAATACATTTCAAGTAGAGAAAGATGAGTTTTACTTTCACGCAGATTACAGAAGAGATTTAAATTACAACTATTGTAAAAAAGTAGATTATGTAATGTGGGGTGAAACAGATAGTTTCTTTCCTAAAGAGGCGTTTTGGGGATTGGAGACATTATCAGAATACACCGAACAACAAAATATCCACAAATACATAGCGTGTTTCGGTGATAGAAAAATGTGGGATAGTAGTTGGGACGCTACCGTTCATAATGATTATGTAGATGTTCAATTTGTTGATGATGATAAACAACATCTCAATCCAAATCAAGCAAAGTCACCATTACCTATCGAAACTATGAATAAGATAAATGAAAAGGTTGAGGAATTTGATATAGGAATGATTCAATATCCCAAGTTAGATGGAAGTTGCTTAGTAATGTCATCAGACTTAATAAAGTATGGAGTAAACATACCACCTTGTATGATTTACAATGATGACCACGGAATGTCAATTATGTCTCAAAAACTAATGGGTCAAAACTATAAACAATTTGTATTTAAGAATTTACTGAAAGTTCACGCCAGAAGACACCCGAATAAAAGAAAGTACATTTTAGAGGAAAACAACCCAAACTCATTTGAAGATAAAAAGAATAAAAACTTTCTAACATTTAAAAACTTATCAGACCAAAATATTCAAATGTTAGTTCAAAATAATAACAAGAAGTTTTACGAGTACGAAGATTACAAAAAGATAGTGGAGCAGAAATGAAGAGAGCATTAATTACAGGTATTACAGGTATGGACGGAAGTCATATGGCAGATTTCCTATTAGAAAAAGGATATAAAGTATTTGGTATGGAAAGGCGTTCATCTACACCTAATAGGGAGAACACAAAGCATTTAGAAAGTAATGAAAACTTTCAATTTGTAAACGGGGATTTAACAGACCAGAACTCAATTTTCAGAGTATTGAGAGAAACAAAACCAGATGAAGTTTATAATCTGGGTTCTCAATCTTTCGTAGGAGAGAGTTGGAACACACCGGAACAAACTGGTGATGTGACTGGATTGGGTTGTTTAAGAGTATTAGAGGCCATTAGAGAATATGGAGAAGATGTAAAATTTTATCAAGCATCAACATCGGAAATGTTTGGTAAAATGGAACAATTTGCAAGTGAAAACACAATGTTTTATCCAAGAAGTCCTTATGGTGTAGCGAAATTATACGGACATTGGATTACAATTAATTACAGAGAGTCATATGATATGTTTAATTGTAGTGGAATATTATTCAATCACGAATCAGAAAGACGAGGACACGAGTTTGTATCAAGAAAGATTACAGACGGAATAGCAAAGATACATTTAGGATTACAAGACAAGATATATTTAGGTAATCTTGAAACTAAAAGAGATTGGGGATACGCTCCTGACTATGTAGAAGCGATGTGGTTGATGTTACAACAAGACAAACCAGACGACTTCGTAATAGCGACAGGTGAAGTAAGAAGTTTAGGAGAATTTTTGGATAGTTCGTTTCAACATATTGGTATTACTGATTGGTCTAAATATGTAGGACAAGACCCAAGATTTATGAGACCGGCAGATGTGTTTTATCTCGCGGGAGATTCATCAAAGGCAAAAAGTGAATTAGGGTGGAAACCAAAAACATCGTTTGATGATATGGTTGAGAGAATGGTAAAAAATGACATTGAGATTTTGAGTAAATGAATTTAGTTGTAGCGATTGATGATTTACATCCTGAACAAGGTTGGGGTTGTGAGGGTGATGTCCAAGTTGATTATTTAAGGTCGTTAAACGACGAATTTGGGGTTAAATTCACACTATTCTGCCCAAGTTATTATCACCACAAATATAAATTAACAAAGGACTGGGTGTCGTATTGGAAACAATTTGACTGGGTAGAACTGGCAAATCACGGACATTATCACGATGTTAAGAAATATCCAAAGGACCAAATTGGTGAACAGGAATTCTTAGAATTGAATCATATAGAAGCGACAGAAAGAGTTCAAGATAGTTTAGATTTGTGGGAACAATGTGGATACAAACCAAAAGGATTCAGAGCACCAGGTTGGGGTATTACACAAGAGGCGGCAGATGTGGTGTCAAGTTATTTTGATTGGGTCGCTCAACACGAAATACACAATCAATCTATAAACTTTGGAACAAAACATTTTGTTGGTTGTGACGGGATACATAAATCAGATAACATCAGTCTATATGGAGAAACTTTTATGTTTCAATCACACATTCAAGGAGATTGGAATGACAATGTCTGGAATGAAAAAAATTATTTACATTTTCAAAGAGTTTTAAACTATTTATTATCACAATACAATAAGTTACAATTCAAAACAATATCAGAAATAAAATGAATACCAATGAACTAAACAAAATACTGACTGAAACGCCAGATAAGATTGAGTGGAAAGAAACAACATCTCTCAAACTTAAAACAGATTTGATTGAATTTTTTGGAGAAGATTTTAAAGACAAAGATATTCTTGAGGTGGGTTGTCACGTTGGACACACATCCAGAGTATTAAGTTATTTGTTTAAAAAAGTATACGCGATGAATATAAATGGTCCACTATTCGGTGATAGAACACTTTGGGAAGTAAATGACCTTATATTTGAAAATCATACATACAAACACTATTCAGTCAATGTCAAAACAACATTTGATAAAAAATTTGACAATATCGATTATTTAGAAATGGACTCGTACAATCCAAGAGGATGGCCTATTGAATTACTATCAGATGTTTCAGTAGTGTTTATTGACGCGATTCATCAATATGACGCAGTTCTCTCTGATATACGAAATGGAATTACATTAGGTCCTAATGTGGAGTATTTAGTATTTGATGATTATGGATTACCTTGGTATCAAATGGATGTGAAAGCGGCAGTTGATAGTAAAATAAATGACGGAACACTTGAGGTTGTAAAAAAGATAGGAAGAGAACCAGGTAGTGAAGTCGCTTTTAATTTACAAACAGGTCCAGTATTATCAATTGACTGGGAAGGTTTAATATGCAAGATAAAATAATATTTTTTTCAGAGAGTGAAACTTTTGGAAAAGCTCCAAGAGATTTTGAAGACGCGAGAACTGAATTTGGTTGGTCAATAATGTTAGACGCCGAATGGTGTCCGATTAATGTTAGACCAAAAAAGAGATACGATTTGGGTATTGTTATCATACCAAAGAATAATCCAAATGTTAACATTGAGTGGTTTAGAGAAGTTTGTGATAAGGTAGCGGTAATGCAAGAAGGACCACATTGGTATTTCCAAGACTATTCAGTTGATAAACAAATACATTATATAAACACATTGAGAAGTGCAGATTGGGTATATTGTCATAACGAATCTGATGTTGACTATTACTTGGGATTAGATTGTAAAGATGTTAGAGTAATGAGGTCTATGATGATTCCAGAAAGATTAAATTCAGTTGGTTATTCAAAAGAAAAAAGTGGAACATTATTGGGTGGTAATTTTGTTAGTTGGTATGGTGGTATGGATAGTTACTTAGTAGCGTCTGATATTCCAGAGAAGAAATATGGTGTTTCAATGGGTAGAAAACAAGAACAAGAAGAGTCAATTGACGATATAGAATACCTACCATATTTAACTTGGAGAGAGTGGATGAAGAATATCGGTCAATATAAATTTGGTGTTCACTTAATGAGGACACACGCCGCGGGAACATTCAGTATGAATTTATCATTTCACGGAACACCGGTTATTGGATACTATGGATTAGATACACAAGAATTATTACATCCGAACACCACCGTAGCGGTTGGGGATTTGAGAACAGCGAAATTCCTTATGAGAAAACTATACGAAGACGAGAGTTTTTACAAAGAGTGTTCAGAAGAAACACTTCATCTATTCCAAAAACATTATAGTGAAGAAGCGTGGATGGAAGATTGGAAGATTAGAAATGGATAAAACAATATCATTTATACAACCATCAAGAAACAATCTTAAATACTTGAAATGGTCATACGAGTCTATTAGAAAGAATCTTGGATATAGACACGAAATTTGTATGGCGGATGATTTTTCAGATGACGGAACTTGGAAGTGGATGAAAAAGATAGCGGAAAAAGACCAAAATGTCAAAGTATACAGAAATAGTGGTCCTGAAAGATTAGGACACACGATTCTATATGATACATTAGTTGATATGGCGACAAATGATATTGTGATGATATATCACGCCGATATGTACGCTTTACCAGGTCTTGATGATGAAATGCTAAAACACATCAAACCAGGTGTGGTTGTGAGTGGAACAAGAATAGAACCACCACTACACCCAGATGGACCAGAAAAATTATTGATTGACTTTGGTATTGAACCAGAGGAATTTAAAGAAGATGAATTATTGAGTTGGTATAACACATACCCAGAACTAACTCACTCAAAGTTAGGAAAGGAAACAACCGAAGGAATATTTGCACCTTGGGCAATATATAAAAAAGATTTTCAATCTATTGGTGGACACGATGATTTATATGCACCACAATCAAAAGAAGATAGTGACATATTTAACAGATTTGTTCTAAATGGATATAAAACAATACAGACTTGGAGAGGTTTCGTATATCATATGACTTGTAGAGGAAGTAGATTTGCTGAGGGAGCAAAACGAAATCCAGAGGGTGAAGTCGCTATGATAGGAAGAGAAACAGACGAGTGGTTAACACAGAATGAAAGGTCTACAAGAAACTTTTCAAGAAAGTGGAGTTCATATTGTTTACACGATGATTACTTAAAACCATATATTCAACCAAAATATGATATTGGATATGTGGTTAAGAATTGTGATGTGAATGGACTAAGAGGACTGGAACCTTGGTCTGATAGTATGTATATAGATGATAAAGAATTAGTTGAGCAATATATTAATGAAGAACAACCACAAACAAAGTTTGATTTAAAAGAAAGACTATTAAAATCTGAAGTAGATAATGATATAGTTGTTGAGTTTGATTTACAAAGACTGACTCAAAATGACTACGAAATGTTAATTATGTTACCAGAGATTATTAAAGATAGTGGTAAAATTGGTGAGTTCACATTAGGAATATTTGATATTAAGATAAAGTCATTACAAACATATGAAAAGGAGTTGATTAAGTGCGATTCAAATTAGTAAATAAAAGAACAGACGAAGTGGTAGACAGAGTTGGAACAAGATTGTTAGAATATGCGATAGAGTATTTTCAAGTTAAAAAACAATTAGATGAGAAATCCTTTAACAAGTTGTATGAAGTTAAAGAGGAAAAATATGACGGAAATAGACCTACACGGTTTTAAACACGACGAGGTAGAGGATAAGTTAGCAAACTTATTGATTCTACATTA